AGGCTTACAAACGGCGGAATCGGAATATGCGTCTGTTCGTTGATTTTGATGCAGACGGTGTTGTCGCTACTCAATTCCTGCCATTTCAAGTTGGAATCCTTGGCGTATGCATTGTACATCGTCGTGAACTCCGGCGGGAAATTCGGCAACCGCTCACTGTTAGCATCAAAATAGCTGAAATTGAAGGCGAAATTATATACGCCATCCTCAATGCTGGAAATCTTGCAGTAATCCGGGTCCAGTTGCTGGAATGTATAACTATCGTTTGTCTCCCACGCATATCCGTAATACACATCATCACGGAAGGCCACCGTCAGCGCACGGGTAAACTCGTGCCGAATGTTCATCTTCTCTAACTGATTGATGACCGCATAATACCCCTTCTTGAACTTGTTCAGGTTCACGCTCTTGGTCCTGTCAATGCCATACGGCACAACAATATAGCTGAACGTAGACATACTCGCAAAATACTGGATCAGTCTGCGGTAATAGTTCGATATATTATAGAGGTACTGGCTCATCTGGCGTAGCTGCGTCTCGTAGTTCGCCGGGTTGCCAAGATAGGTCACAATCTGGGATTTTGTGTACTTACGGTATGTAGGTGCATAATCCTTGTTATTTTCAAGGTCTCGGACTTTGATTTGTGAAATATTTGCATAGCGGAGCTTGTCCATAAACTCCGTCATAGATACATAGTCGCGCTTGCCATCCGGGGTCATCACGGCCACTTTTTTCTGCGTTGAATCAATAGTCAAATGTACCCCTCCTTCTGGCAGGTGCCCTAAAGTTTATTTCGATTTTCTTTGTCTTAGCGTAATTCTTTGCCATGCTGCGCTCAACCTGCATTGCTATGTAGTAGTTATAACTAACCGAGCTGTAACGGTCCTTGCGTGCGCCTGGCTTCTCATGCACACGGATCAGGTTGTTTGTCGCCTCATAATCAAGGTTGACCAGCTCGTTGACCATGTATTGATAAACGGCAGCTGTAAAGCGGTACGCTCTGTCGGCGTCATCTTGTCATAGCCCTTGAACTGCGCACGCAGTAGCTCCTCGCAATCGTACTCGGAATCAAGGAACCGAATACGTCCCTGCTGAATACCGCTTCGCAGTGCAATCGTCACATCATTGTTGAACTGTGCGCTGCCCATAATGGCCCAAATTACCTTGGGCGCGGTCTTATCTGGGCATCTGTCCTGGAAATCAGCGTTATTGCAGCAGTTCAGCGGCGGGAATATCTCTCCGCTCTCCGGATCATAACATTCGTGCATCAACAGGTCCATGATCGGGGCACCAAGGCCCTTGGCGTCAATACCGATGTAGTCGCAGTCAAACCATTTAAAATAACGGCGCAGTTTTAACACAAGGTCCTGCGTGATGATACCTTCACAGTTTTCCGTATATACCATGTTGCTGGTATATCGTCCACTGTTGCTCGGTATCATGTTGTTTAAGAAAATACTCGTTGCGTCGTTATCGCTGTGTTTAGAACTCATCAGAGCAATATCGACCGTTAAAATACGCTTCTCCCCAGGCTTTTTCTTGGGCGGTTCAATAGATCTGCCTGCCAAGATAGTACCTGGCGCATAAAATGCCTGCTTCAGATTGCGTACTTTATTGATATCTTCAAAGCTGAACAGCCCGCCATCGGTCACGCCGATAAACATGGCTTCCATCTCCATACGGAACTTAATGTCGCTGAACGAAGATTCGGACATCTCATCCTCAACCTGCTCCAGTGACAACATACCCTCTTTTACAGGCATCTGATACGGGAACCGGAAGCAGAAATATTTTTTATCTGTGGCGTACATATTATAGAAATAGTCCTGGCACAGCTGCCACGACCAATGCGATTGAAACCATGCTGAACTCAAGTACATTTCAATAGGTCGCTCCAGCAAATGTTTGTACTGCTTCTTCCGTAAATAACCAGGCTGGCGTGCAACCGTCAGGAAACGACGCAGGACTAGATCAATGACATCCTTGTCAATCATACGGAACTCGTCGCAGACCAGAATCGTAGCACGATGTCCGCGGGAGGTATCGCTTGCTGTAACAACTTCGATAAAGCTGCCATTACGGAATGTAATCTCAGCCTTACTTTGATTGATGACAACATCTTTTATCTCACTGCGCAATAGCGGCGACATTGGCATAAGTTCCTTGGTTATCTTTTCAAGAACCTGCGCACCCTGACTTCGAACCTTTGCGCAAACCACTATTTTGCTGTGCGGATAAAGAATCGCCTTATAAACAATAAATACGGCAGTTAGAAACGTTTTACCGAGGCCAC